AACGGGCAGTGGCATAGTCGTACACAGCTTTAAACTTTGTATCGTCTTGGTACAAAGCACTGAACGGTGTTTGTTTAGCTTCTTCAGCCTTCACCTCAGTTGCTCTAGCTTCTAAAGCTTTAGCAGGTTGCTTGCGTACAATGAACGCTGGCTTAGTTAAATCTGGTTGGTCTTCAACACCAACAAAAGCACTGAACCTATCTGGCTTAGCGACAGGCGTAGAAGGAACAGAAGCTCCCGCAGGAGCCTCAGTGAAAAGGTCAAAGTTTGAAGCCATTATTTAATTCCAAGAAATACCATTCCATGTCTTGACAACACCGTCATCAACGTATGAACGACCTTTGACAAGCTTTGCTTTGTCTGGTTTACCATCGGCAGTGAATGGCAGAGGCAGTGGTGCAGTTGTTGCTGGAGCAGCTGGAGCAGCCGATGCTGGTGCAGCAGCTGGCTTAGCTGGTGTTGCTGGAGCCTCGGGTGGAGGAGTACCACCAGTTGATGCTGGCAACATTGCTCGACCTTGATCATCAAAGGCAACACCAACAGAAACAAGAGCGTTGCGATGCATCTCAGAGCGAGGCTTACCGTCAGCGGTAGTCATCTCTTTAATCACAGCAGTACGACCAGTTGTCATAGCCTGATTGAATTGCTTAGCAGACACAATGTCCTTAGGAGCCAATGTCTGATTGCCTTGTGCATCTGTAGTGATGATGAAGCTACCGGGTGGCAGAGCGTCTGCAACAGCCGATGTAACAGCTTTACCAGCCACAGTGATAAGGTTGGCTTGAGAGATTTTCTCTTGACCTTCACCGGGCAACTTAGACAACACTTGACGTTGACGCAATTCAGCAGTGAGAACAGTTTTCTCTTTAGGATCTTTGCTGTCCATAATCTTGTTGCGCAACTCTGTCTGAATTTGTTCTTCAGTTTTATTACCCTTCATTGTCAGATCTTCAGCCATCTTAATACGGGCAGCAGATTCCTTAGCAGCAGCCAAAGCAACATCGTCTTTGTTCTCTTGAGCAATGACAATGCTACGAGCCACTTCATCTTTCTGTTGCTGCAAACTCTTAGTCTTCATCAACGAAGTCATATCGAATTGTGCAGATGGTGTAGGAGCAACAGGCTCTCTAACCCTAGCTGAACCAACCAACGCTTCAGGAGATACACCAAGTGTCTTAGCTTGACGCTCAAACTCTTGACGCTGAATTTGTTCTTGACGAGTTCTAAAGAATCCCAAGCCTTCTGGAATAGCTGGCAAAGGTTGAACATTAGATTGATCAAACAATTCACGCACACGAGATTCAGCAGTCTTACCAGACGGTGCTGATTCTGCAATTTTAATTAGCTTGTTGGTGTCGATCTTTGTCAGATCAATGTCACGCTCTTTAACAGCAGCAGAAACACCTTCCATGAAAGCCTTGTTAGTAGCACCAGCAAACAGCTGGTCTTCTGTTAGCCCTTGGAAGTTTGTCTTCAGCGTGGCAATGTTATTTGTGTATTGTGCAATTTGTTCTTGTGTCTTTTTCTTGTTCTCTTCGTATGACCTAAACAAATTGGTAGCACTAAGCTTAGCTGTTTCTCTAGCAGCTTTCTCATCTTGATCTAGCTTTTCACCGACAGCCGTAGCTGCCCCCATCAAGAAACCTTTTAATGCAAATCCCATTACATTACCTCTTTACGTTTGCGCATAAAACCTTTTGGTTGTTCTTCTATTTCAGGCTCTTCTTCTTCAGCACCCTCAATCTTCTTCATTGCTTTTTGCACAGCAAGACGAGCAACACGATTTGACACTGTCACCTTCTTGTCGTAGTCATCTGGAAAGATGACATATTCTGTACCATGAACAATGGCTAGATTCTGTAACATTTCAATGATGACAGGCATAGCCAAGATACCAGTGTCAAGGGTATGTATACCATTACTTACACTGTTTAGCATCATCGCCTCAGCAATGACAGCAAGCGGTATTGATGTTTCAATAGCGTCAATCATATCATCCATTGTTTCAGGATTTGATACGACCCCGATGTAATATATACACACATCGCTAACGTTCGTAACTTGTGGAGGTTGCTGCCAAGGTCTGCTCTTTTCTGGAGCAGTCCATGAAATACCCGGAGGGGTGTAGTTGACTAAGTCTACTGGGTTTTTATTTTCCATTTACCTTACCCTCTCGTGCTTCACGAATACCCTCAACAAACTTTGCAACAATACGAATGTTCTTATCATTATCTTTTGATTCGCCCTCTTGTTTTTTAGGAGCGCCTTCTTTAATCATTCGTTCAATCTTTGACATATATGCTTTAATGTGCTGCATTACTGTTCCTTATTATTTTGTTAAGTCTTTGTAAATATTCTTAATGCCAGTAATAATGTCCGTTGCTGTTCCGCTAGTAACTGTCTTAGCAAGCACATTACCAATGGCGGCATAGAACTGAGCATCAGCATTTTGTTCTGCTGAATACTTTGTAGCGTTAGCAGTGATGGTTGTCTTTGAAATTTCATTAGCTCGTTGAGCTTCGTTGTCTGTCTTCTTCCAAGCCATTTCAAGTTTGTCTCGATATGTCTGGGACAGTTGAGCATATGTCGAAGCTGACAAATCTGTAGCATTCTTAGCATTCACTGCTGCCATAGCATTCAATTCACGAGTGTTTGCTGTGGAAACGTCTGCCAAGATTTTAGCATTTGCCATGTTAATTTGACCAGACAAGTTGGCATTGAATTCTGCACGATCATTTGCTTCTTGTGCGTTGAACTTCAAGATTTCGTCAGCGGCTTGCTTGTTAAATATATTAACCTTGTTACGCTCAGCAGCATTGAACTGCGCAGCAGATGATGCAAGCTGAGCATTAATCTTGTCAGCATCCTGTGCCAATGTAGCATTGGTTGCTTTTGCTGCGTTAACAGCAGCAGTGTCGCTGATGATGGCATTGCTGACAGCTTGTGCTCTGAACATTGTTGCTTGTTGCTTATTGTTCAGATTGGTCAAGTCCATCTGCAAGAAAGCCTTAGCATTCTCAACAGCAACTTGTTGACGGTTGTTTAGATTGGTTGTTTCTAAGTTTGCAATTTGTGCAGCCTCAGCCAACACCAAAGCATTACGAGCAGACAAGTTCGCAATGTTCATTGAGTTTGAAAGCTGTGCATTCTCCAAAGCAATCTGAACATCGGCTGTGAAGTTCTTGTCTGCAATGTCTGCGATGCGAGCAGCATTCAACACCTTGGTCTGGAAGTTTTGATCAAACTCTTGACCTAAGAATTGTGCTCGTTGCTGTGCTGTGGTGAGAGCCATAGCTTGTCGGTTAGACAAGTTGGTCAATCCCATTTGTTCAAACACTTTAGCATCAGCAGCAGCAAGGGGTGTAGCAGCCTCTAGAGCAGCCTGTATGACGGCTTGACCAGCAAGACTACTAGTACCTAGTCCTCGTGCAGCAAGCTGTGCTGTAGCGGCTCTCATAGACCCTGCTGCCCATGCTGGAGGATTGCCAGCATCGAAGTTGGCTAGCATAGTATCTAGCTGACCTTGGACAGTCATCTCTTTTGTGACAGTACCTTGAGCAGCCACATTCTGTGCCAGAGCTTGTTGTACCCTAGCTTGGTCAACAGCTGTGCCACTGACCAATTCGCCAGCTTGCAATGTTCTATCGGCAACAGGAGCAACTTGTGCAGCTTGTCCTTGTGCAGCTTGAACACCGCTAACGGCTGTGGTTGTTGGAACTTGTGTAACAGCTTGTGACAATGCTTGTTGTGACACTGTGCCTTGTTCACCAGTGACACCAGCTAGGGCTTTCTCAACAGCAGGTTGTGCCTGTGCTGCGGTAATTTGTTGTGCCCCAACTGTAGGAGCAGCAGCAGCCTCTATAGCTGTTACAGCAGTTGTTGGTGTAACAGCAGTTGTAGTACCAGCAGTGGGGGTGGTAGCAGATAGTCCTGTGGTGGCTGTAGTTTGCGCTGTACCCTGTGTTGCTGTTGGTGTTGTCGGTTCAACAACAACATCACCACCAGCAGCCATTTTTAATGTTGTGCTGTCACGTCTTGCTAAAGACTCGCTGCGGCGCTTGTTAATCAAACCTAAAATGTAAGCAAGTTGTGATGGATCATATCCGGTTGTTGTTGTAGTTGTTTCTTGTTTCTGACCACCAAGCATATCGAGAGCACCCTTAGTTGCTAACATATTCTTAGTTGTCATTCCGCTCAAAGGAGCAGTGACGGATGGTGTAGCTGCCGATGTAACACCAGCAGCACTCAATGTACCTGTGCCACCAATTTCAGCTGTTGTCAATCCTTGAGCACCACCCATACCTGTTGGGCCTAAGAAGGAAGAAGGAGAAGTAAGAGATGGACCAGCTAGATTTGGAGCAGAGCCAGCAGTGATACCTTGAGCACCACCCATAGCTTCTAAGTTGGCAGCTGTAGGTAGTGTCATACCTGATCCTGTAGCGCCTCCAGCACCTGCGCCAGCTGTTGCGGCACTAAATGTATCGGCAGCAGCGGCAGCACCAGAACCTTGTGTAGCAGCAACAAACTCAGGGGCAGCAAAGGTTGCTTCAGCACCCATAGCTTCAACACCAGTGAGTGCGCTAGCTTGAGCAGTACCAGTGACACCAGCAGTAGCACCTGCACCAGTGCCCTGAGCAGCCATCATCTCAGGCCCAAAATATGCACCAGCAGCGACAGCTACAGTTGCCCAACCACCGGGAATGTTGTCATTAACAAGATCATCAATCTCACCACCAAGATCTTTTACAGTGTCAATAACATCTTGACCAACATTTCCGATGGTGTCAACAACGCCTTTACCTAAATCAACAATTCCACCACCAACATCTTGAACAACATCAACAGCTTTGTTGACAATGTTACTAGCGGCTTTAAACGGATTTAAACTTCCCCATCCCATATATACTACTCCAATTATTTAATAAGAACACGCCATTCGTATTCAGGAACATCAGAAGCAATCACATTAAATCCACGAGCAGCATATGCTTGTTTCAATTCTTCATTCTCTTCGATGCCATAAGCCATTGTGATACCTGACTGACGCACTTTATTAATCAACACTTCAAGAGAAGAGTTAAGAGTTTCACCTGTTTCTTGTGTAGCTAGGATTGTTGCAACAATGCGAGGTAAATGTTTGTCAATAAATAATAGAGAGTTCTTTTCTCTCAACAACACTGCACCGCCGTTCTTCAGCAACGCAGTCATTGTTCCCATAACAACCTTAGCATCACCACCAGTTGCAGTGATGTATTCTTGTAAAATAGCTGATGCTGGCTTAGTTGCAACAACACCGCCTTTAGCAAAGCCTTGAGCTTTGTCACCAAGCTTAGTAGCCACAGCAGCATATTTTGTAGCAGTGGCAGGGGATGACATTAAGAACTCGTCAAAGTTCTGCATTGGTCCTTCAAAGCCCATTTTACGAGCTATGATTTCCCTTTGCTGTTCTGTGAAATTGTCTTTCATTCTTTGATTGCCTTATACAAATATTCTAGAAACTGTGGGTTGTCTTTTAATACAGCAATAATTCCTGTAGCTGTGCAATGAACCTGTCTCTCACTCATCTTAAGTTGCATAGCATCATCAATGCCGTGCACTATCTCATGTAAAAAAGTGTCAGCTTCCAACGCAGGATGCTGACCACTCTTTATATCAATCCTCAGCTTATCGTAGTCACATAGTCCTACAGAACCACCAAGATCGTCTTTTATTTCGACATCATACTTCCTACCTATTATAGATATAATAGACGGAATTGTCATTATTATACCACAAGTCCGGGCAAGTACACTGTCTTACCATCTTGCTTGACCGCTGTCAAGGCTTGGCATTTCAAATTGGCAGGGTCATATGAGACATGAACCCAACCGCTATCTGGAATACCCTTGGTGTAAAACTCAAGAATCACTTGTGTGAATTTCAAATTGTCCACAATCCACTGAGCCAAGTCACCGTTAGCCACACCAGTAATTTCGATGTCAGCTGCCTGACCTTTGCAATGGTCTGAGGTTTTAGAGCCACCAACAGAGGCGTTCACCTCAGGGGCACGATAGCCAGAGTTAATCTTGACCGACTTGCCATAGTGATTGCGCACAGGTTGTAACACATTATCAGCAAGCTTTTGTAGGTTGGCAACAACTTCTGGTGTAGGAGTATTGTCCAAGCCTTTACGCAAGGCTGTTTCGCTTTTAACAAGTTCTGCTAGGCTAAAGTTTTGTGTAAGTTGTGTCATGTTATTTAAGGCTAGTTAATGCTTGGCTTTTGTCTTTGCTTCCCTGACTAGAGCCAAAATAAAATCCCAATACTTGGGTAGCTGCACTGGTGATAAATCCCAATGCGTAGATGATGATGTTCTCTTGACTGTCGGGAATATTTACAAAGATGAGAACACCAACCAACAAGAAAGCAAGACCGACAGTTCCTAAGGCGAGAAGCGGTGGCGTAAGTTTCTCCAACATCAAAGCGTTAGCACTGGTGGCAATAGCCATGTGTGCATTACGAGCAGAAGCTCTGTCTTCGTTCTCAAGCTTGAGCTTCTCTAGATCAATTTGTGCCAGCTTCTGAGCTGCCTGTGGATCTTCTTGCACAGCTTTGGTTACGGCTTCGACAGTGTCAGCGACACCTAGCTTCTCAGCCATAGCCTTGACAGCTGCACCACCAAGTGGACCAGCAACAATTGTTGCCAATCCCGGTGCTACAGATTTAAGCAGATCACTCAGCATCTTGAGGTTTCTCAGCAGGAGGGTTTGCACCCTTACGACCAGAGATAGCACCCATAGCACCAACACCCATGAAGGCAATGGCTTTCAAGATTTCTAAGAATACAGCGTCAATGGGAGCTAAGTCACCAGTTTGTTCTTCAAAGCCGATGAGCCACAAGACACCAAAGGCAATGACTAAAACCATCACTGTGATTGAACGAACAACAAAAGCCCATGTTCGGATTTCAATCTCGTCTGCTGTCATCGGTGGTTTGTCCATCCACTTTTGAATTAGTTCTTTCATCATTATTCCTTTTCATTTCTTTCTTAAGTTTGCGTAGCTCCTGCACTTCTGCTCTCACTTCCGCTTTTATTTTCAAATGATCTACGGCTATAAGCATTGTCATTGGCAGAGCCAAGAACAACACCAAGGACAAGATCACTACACCTACGATGAACCACCGTGTGTCCTCACGAGCCATCCTAGTGACAGCAGCGTTGCCCACATCCAGAGAATTCCCAGAAGCACCGTTACTGAAACCACTGCCCGATCTATTAGATGATTGCGTAGGAGTTCTCGTTGCCACTTGCTGTCTCTTTCACGCTTGCGTTTAAGTTGCCTATCAAACTCCTGTTCTTCTAGGATCAGGTCATACATTGCTAAGAATCTGCTATATATGTTGCGAAGTTCTAATGGTGCATAAACCATTGCTTCCCTAATTTGAGTTGTCATATTCTCTAGCTGCAACTCAATCTCAACCCTATCTAAAGCACTGTCCTCAATTGTTGTTGTTGTCTTTGATATTTCCTCTAGTTCAAGACAATGCTCTTTAAGTTTTCTTCTTATCTCAAAAAATGTTTTAAGCTGTTCACATACTTGATGTATCGACTGTGTCTGATATTCTTCATATGTCAGCTGATCAAAAGGCTTTGGCTTATAATCAATCTTTACATCTTTGAGGCTGTCAGTCTTTTTAACATCAACCTTAGTTTCAGCTTTGCTCTGTTGTATTCCGAATAAGCCTTTAACCCAACTCCATAAGTTTGTAACTTCTGAGTAGATCGCCTTGGCATCTGCAACACCGTTCTCAATAGTTGACTTAAGCTTTTTGATTTCGCTCTTACCTTCAGAGAGAAATTCACATCCCTTCTTAACGGCGGCAACGGCAGCTTGTGCTGCCATAAGCAAGCTGATCGGATCCACATTACTTTTGTAAGTCTTTGTAGATTTGGTAAAGCTTATGACCAATCATCAAAACAGTGTAGATGAGCGTAGCCCATAGGACTAGCTCAGACACTTGAAAGCCAGCAACAGTTGCTAGAGATACGGTAGCTGGTGGAGCCACCTTAGCAACTAATGCTGATGCTGTCTCTGTTTGATGGTCTGTCATTACGCCACCGCAGATTGCAGAGGACTCAAATCCTCATTGGTCCAGAAGTCTTTGGCGAGCATGATGCGCAGGTGCTCTTTGTTTCGTGCAACGGTGTCAGTCCATTCCTCATCGGTAGTTTCTTCAGGCTTACCACCATTGATGAGGTTTACGCTGTCCATTGCGGCGCTGTAATGCTTTGCAATTTCTTCGGCTGTGGGCTGTTGAGTTTCAATAGTCATTTTTAGTTTCCTTTTAATAAATCAATTTCTGCTTTGAGTTCTTTGATTGCTGCAACCAGAAGTGGGATGACTTCGGTGTAGGACACACCAAGGTATTCAGTCGGGTCATCTTTGCTTTGAACAGATTGGCTTACCGCTTCTGGCAATACCGCTTGAACATCCTGAGCAATCAGGAATGGCTTGCGAGTTTTGTCTGCATCTGCTTTCCAGTTGCCAATGACAGCACGAAGCGATGCAACTTTATTTGCGCCATCTGTGATTTCAACAAGGTTCTCTTTTAAGCGTTCGTCAGATGCAGAACTCCATGATGTTGCTGTTGTACCGTTCAAGTAAACGCCATAATTACCATCATTGGAGATGTACATAAAACCAGAAGTTCCAGCGGAACCGCCTTGGATTGCTCGTTTAACACCAACATACCCAACCTGTGAACCATTTTGTGAGAAGTACACATAAGCACCCCTGTTGTTAGCATCTGCGCCTTTTAATTCAATCGTTCCAGTGTATGTTGCCGCTGTTCCACCCAATCCAAAAAAGGTAGTTACCGCATTGTTATAAATCTGTGGATTCCCATCCCCATCAGACAGCACTATGTAGTTGCTTGCTGTGCGAATGTCTAAGCCGCCTTGGTTGCCGTCATAGTTACCAAGAATGGTGTTTTTAGAACCCGTAGTAACGTATCCTCCAGCAGCTCCACCAAAGAAGTTGTTATATGTACCAGTGGTGAGGCTAAACCCTGCGCCTTCATTGTTTCCAAGCGCACTTCGACCACCAACGCAGGTGTTACTTTCACCAGTTGTAATGTTGTAGCCAGCATACGCTCCAATCAAAGTGTTTGACTCTCCAGTTGCAGCAACTCCAGCCAAAAATCCAATACAAGTGGCTCGACTCTGCGTTGTGTTTGCATATCCCGCCTGATACCCAACCGCAGTGTTGCCTACACCTGTGGTGTTTGAGTAAAGCGCCTGATAGCCCACGGCTGTGTTGGCGTTTGCTGTGGTGTTGCTTGCAAGTGCGCCACCACCCATAGCCACGTTGTACGAACCAGTGGTATTGAAACGCAATGCGGCGTAAGTGGCATACGAAGTGCCGACTGCTGTGTTTTCTGTGCCGCTGGTGTTTGCGTATAGCACCGCACGACCAAAGGCCGTTATGCCGTTTGCGGTGCTGTTGTATGCGGCATCCCTACCGAACACATCAATAAAACTGCCCGTGATGTTTGTGTACGCCGCCTGATAACCCACCACAGTATTTCCTTGCGCTGTGGTATTAGATGCAAGCGCATTAGAACCAACAATGGTGTTGAACGCACCTGAAGACATGGAAGAGCCTGCGCTCTTACCGACAGCTACGTTATCGTTTCCAGAGGCGCTTGCGCCGCCATACATGGCCTGTTCACCAACCGCAACGTTGTTATAGCCAGTAGTAAACGCTTGAAGAGCAAATGTGCCGATAGCCGTGTTTCTGTCGGCGGTTGTCAGGCTGTAAGCAGCTTGATAACCAAGAGCAGTATTGCGACCTGTGGTCGGCGAGGTTTGGCTGTAAAGAGATTGAAAACCAACGGCTGTGTTATTGGCGCCTGTGGTGTTGGAGCGAAGTGCGCTTGTTCCAACGGCTGTGTTTGACGCCCCCGTAGTGTTAAGCAAGAGAGGGCCGTAGCCAACGGCTGTGTTTCCGTCTGCAGTAGTTGCAGAATAAAGAGCGCCGTCACCAAGAGCCGTGTTTAAAGTGCCAGTAGTGTTGGTGTACAAAGCCGCCCAACCCAAAGCCGTGTTGCGACCAGTTGTGTTTGAACGAAGCGCTTGAGAGCCAATTGCAGTGACACGTGTGGCAGTAGTTGTAGACAAACCTGCCTCAAAGCCAACGGCAGTGAAATAGTCGCCTGTGGTGTTGTTGTATGCCGCTTGATAGCCTACAGCAGTGTTGCCTGATGCTGTGGTGTTTGATGCAAGAGCGGCTGAACCAAGTGCAGTGTTGTTTGCGCCAGTCGTGTTTGAGTAGCCAGCACGGTAGCCCACGAACATTCCGTATTCACCAGTGGTATTGGCATACCCCGCCTGATAACCCACAGCAGTGCTGTTGCTTGCTGTGGTGTTGGCATTAAGGGCATTTGCACCAAGTGCGGTATTGTATGAACCAGTGGTGTTTGCTTGCAGCGTATTATTTCCAAATGCTGCGTTATTTGTGCCAGTTGTTGTTGCTGGCATTGCAAGACGACCAAAAGCGTTGTTCGCATCACCTGTGGAAAGCGTTAGTGCGTTATAGCCAAAAGCGGTAGAGGCGACACCAGATGTATTTGAGGCAAGGGCGTTTGCGCCACCAGCAGTATTAAACGCACCTGTAGTATTAGCCGCCAAAGCACTAGCACCAACAGCGGTGTTTGTAGATACTGCGCCAGCGCCTCGGCCTACGGTGACTCCATAAATGTTAGCGTCTAAACCAACAAACAACTTTTTAGCAACACCTAAACCACCAGCTGTTTTAAATGCACCAGTGGTAGATGAAGAAGAATCTGTAGCGTCTGAGCCTGTTAAAGTGCCTTGCAGAGTTGTTGCACCAGCAACGTTAACAAGACCACCAACCCAAAGAGCTTTAGCAACACCTAAACCACCTGCTGTTTTGAATGCGCCAGTGGTGGTGGATGTAGAGTCTGTGGCATCTGTACCAACAACAGTGGTGAATGTAGCAGCAGCAGCTGTACTACCACCGATAGTGACATTATCTAAAGTACCACCATTAATATCTGCTGTAGTTAGTACAGCACTTGCCAAGGTAACAACACCTGTGCTGTCTGCAATAGAACCAGCAGAAGTGCCATCTTTAGCTTTGATGTTTGTAACTTCAATGTTGGTAGTGTCAACAGTTGTAGCGTTGACAGTGGTAGAAGAAACAGTTGGGAGATATGCTGTACCAGCAATGTACAGATCTTTGAATTTAAGAGATGAGCTACCAACATCTACAGTGTTAGTAGTCTTAGGAGCCATCAGCGTTGATGAAACTGTAACATCTTGTGCAGGACCAATGGCTGTAATTGGAGCACCCTCACCTGCGCCGCCACCATGTGTGTGACCAGTAGAGGCATTAAACGCAGCTTGTACGCCGTCAAACTCATTGTCTAAGTCTGCGGCGTTGATGACGTTTCCGTCAGCAATGTTATTACTTGTATCTACACGAACGTAGCCCGTCATAATTGGTCCTTATCTTCTGTCATGGGTAGCAAATTCCAAAGTGGCAGCATCCAATGAAAACGGTGGATTTTGACCATCTGAAATAAATTGTAGGGAAACTGAAAAACCAGAGCCTATTACTTGTGTCTGGAAGAGCTTCTTAAGTTTGCTTCCGTACACAGTTGTACCATAAATGGCGCTGGCTGTGCCATAAAAACCAACACTTCCTGTGTCGTTTGACAGGGTGATGGTGTCAGGCTGAACGCTTCCTTGAGTGTCAAAGTCAAGCTTCAGGTTCACTGAAGTGGTAACACTTCCCTGTGGATCTGTGTAAAGGAAAAGCTTGTAGAAAGTCTTCCTAATCCGTGGGTCGTTGATGTGCACAAATGGGGTGGCAAAGGAAGCAAAGATGTTTGCACCATCAAAGCTATTACCATTTTCCATCTGATAGACATAACCATCTGTGTGTGCAAAGACAATGGTTTCTGTTTGGTTCTTATATTCCGAATCAGCAACAAAAGCTCTGATGCCGGAGAGTTCTGCCCAAGCAATGTCTGATGTGTTATCACCACTCATCTGAGTGCCTAAGATGCCCTTAGATGATGTGGCAGTGACGCTTTGGTTATATCCAAAGATGCGATATTGAGACTTCTGCTTGATGGTAACGCTGGCAAAGCTACTGCTAGCAGCGATGAGATCTGTGGTTTCTTTCTGAATAGCCTTAGACACAATACCTAAGTTGAAGTCACCAACTCTATCTGTTGCACCAAGCAGACGAAGACCGTCTTGTCCTAAGAACATGACATCTCCACCAACTTCTTGGATGGTGTCAGCAGCAACACAACCCACTCTGCGGGTAATTGGTTGCAAGTTGAAGTCAGCCAAGGTGTTACCAATCAGCTGACTAATACCCTTCTCCATAAACACAATGAGTGCTTCACGGAAAGTAATTAGTCCAGTGATCTTTCCACCAACAGAAATAACACCAGCACCATTGGCTGGGTTTACATCATTGTCTGTATAGGGGGAAGTGAAAACAATCTTGTCGCCCTTGGCAATGAACAACTGATTCTTGTGCCATAGAATAAACTCAGCAGCAGAAATATCAGTTGTTAAGTTGTTTAAAATTGTAAAGGTTGTACCATCCCAAACGAATGGGTAGTTGGCACTATCAACGCCAGCAATCTTCTCAGTTGTACCAATGCGATATTTAGTTGTTCTAAGTTTTACACCGCTGCTATAGTTTGCTGTCAACCAAGTGATTGCAGCGTTGTCAGCTGGACTGCTAGCCAATGAAGGACTAATAGACAATGTAGCACCACCGCTAGTCACTGTGGCATTTGTCAACACTGTATAAACCTTCTCAATGCCAGCAACGGTGAACGTGTCACCAATCTTTGGAGCATGAGACAAGCCGTCAACAGTTAATGAAGAGCCTGTCTGAGAACCGCCATTAACCAATACAGTGCCATATGATGGGACATTTATCTTAGTCCATCCTGTGCCAGTGCCTCTGTAAACATCGTTGTTACGAACAGCAAGCACTGTCTCTTCCCAAGCAGCAACACCTTTCACTGTACCTGTATGGCTTGTGAAGGTGACAGCAGCTTTGTCAGCTGGGCTACTTGCTAAAGAAGTTGTAAGAGTGAGTGTTGCTGTTTTGTTTGTGCTGCTGTAAGAAACGCCTAACGCAGCAACGGTGTATGTGCCAGTGACACCAGCAATGGTGAATGTGCTTCCAGCAGACGGTGCAGTGAAGATGTTAGCAATGACGAGAGTTGTTCCACTCTGTCCACTACCTTGCACTTTAGGTGCTCCATATGCAGGTACAAAGTTGCTGTCATATTTATCGAACCCTTCAATGCGTCTATAACCACCGTCAATAGATGGTTCAAAGTTTTTTAGGATGCGAGCACTTCCCGGCAAAGCAGTGCCTTGCTGTAATGGAGATAAGCTAGAGATGAGTCCACCTCTAAACTCAAACGGGTACGTTTGCCACTGATCCATTAGTTCACCCTGTCACCAAAGGCAGAAGCCTTAGATGGAATAATCATTCCAGAGCGCATGTATGAATAGCGATTGACCAACATAGTGCGCATACGCTTGATGCCTTCTTCAAACTTCCCTTTTGAAAGAGTTGCTGATTGCTCGTTGCTTCTGAACATATAGGCGTAGTACATAGCACCATCAATGATGACATGACGGAATCGCTCAGGTACAGATGGAACATCAGAGTAGCTTTGCAGATCTACGGGAATTCGGTAGTATTCATACAGCAGTTCATATGCTTGATCTGGTGCAGGAACAATGCCAAACTCTTGACTTGGTGCATGAAACACATACTTCGGCACTTCACGCTTTGAAGTGTCGGTGGAGTATTCATGATCAATATATTTGCTCAGATAATCTTCATACGAAATGATTGTGAGCTTTTGAGTTTTATTACCAAGTGTGCTGTCTTCTTTGATACGGAATGTATCGAAGTCAATGGTGTTTGCATCAATGGGAAAGCCATAGCGAATAGTACCAGCGGTTACAGTTTCTTCTGCCAATACATGGTTGAATCCCCACTCATGGTGGCTATGATTGATGTCACGAATGGCAGCATTGACAGCGTCTTTATTATGGGCATAGAAGCCTGTAGCTGATGCAAAGTTGCTAGAGGTTAGCTCAACTTCGTTAAGCCGTCTATTAATTTCATTGACTAGATCAAGATAGTTGTAGGCCATTATTGTTCCTTGATACGAAGTCTAATGACACGCTCTGCAATGTTGCCAGAACTGTCAGTCATACGACATGTAAATTTGTATTCGTAGTTGTTAGTGCCTAAACCAAGATTGATTGTGGCAACACCACCACTGATTGTTTGTGATACATTCTGAATACCGTTGACAGTGTTACCAGCAGTGATTGCTGTCTTAACACCTTCAGCATTATCAACATACCATGTGATGCTAGAGATAGTTGCACCATTGAGCCATCTAGACCAATCAACACTGTAGTCTAAGGTTTCATCGGGATCTTTATTTGACCATCTAAATGACATTCTTACTCCTTAAGCCACCAGCACACTTCTGTCTGAGGCTGAGGTTTTCCTATACATATATACTTTACGAGGTACTGTTGCTACACCAATTGTTCTAGTTGCCGTTGTACTTCTACCTTCAACATACACAGTTCTATCTTGTTTCTCAACAATCACTGTTCTGTCTTTTGATGTAGTCTTACGCTCAACATAGACAGTTCTGTTTCTATCGTACAGATCAGCAACAGCTTGGTAGTCAAATACCGTGGTTGTAACAGATACAGTACCAAGGCTAGTTATAACAGACAAGCCGTCAAAGGTTGGTCTAGCGTTCTCAAAGATGCTAACGCTGCCTACAGAACCTGTGGCATATACACCAGAGGCTTCGTATACACTGCTAGCTTTTGCAACAGCAATACCTAGTGCGCTATCAGCTTGTACACCAACAATTGAAATGTTGGCTTTACATACCAGAGTTAATTCACCAACGCTGCAAGTGGAGGAAAAACCATCCACTGGCACTCTATTGACAGACTTAACTAACGGATCGCCTACAGCACCAGTGGCATATACACCAGAGATTTCTGTGTTTGCATCACCAGATACAGATAGGCTTCCAACAGCAGTGGCGCTTACAACACCAGAGATGTTTGTTACAGCTGATGCTGCTACTGTTAAATTACCGACAGCTCCTGTAGAGCTAACGCCAGATACAGGGAACTTGCAAGCTAAACTAAATGTTGGTGTACCTACAGCACCAGTGGCATATACGCCAGCAACGCTTGTAACAGCTACACCGACAACACCAACACTACCTACAGCAGCAGGGCTAACTAAGCTTACTACTACATGATTGGCATCGCCAGATATGACAACGCCACTATCGCTTGTGCCTACGGCTTGTACACCGTCTGGAGTGTAGGCAACATTGCTAACGCCATAGCGTACAGCACCGTACCTACCTATGCCATAAATGGCTCCAGATCGAATAGTCGTAGCCATCTACGCCTCCTTAGGCGAGGCGAACAATAGCGTTGCTTGCGTCTGCTGTTGGGAATTGAACAACGAAGTCACCATTAGTAGAAGTTTTGTCTCCACCAAAAGAGATGACAGCCACGGCATTGGTTGTGCCAGTGCCACCGTCAGTCGTTGTGTTATAGATGAGAGCACCAGCTGCGGTGATTGTTGCGTTAGCCCATGTAGCATCAGCAAAATCAATGAAGGCAGTTGTGCCGCTCGATGTTGGGTCAATGTTTGTCAGCGCAATACCACCAGCTGTGTATCCTGTACCAGTAACTTCATTGCTAGAAGTGTAGTCGGTAGTAGAAGCACCTAATGTAGCAGACGATGTATACAGCGCAATCTTGAATGTATCACCAGAAGTGGCATTAAAATCATGCTTACCTTCTAACAACTCTTTCTTGAAACTTGTGCACAAAGCAGATGTAATAGCCATAGTGTCTTTCGTTATGTATAAAAAGAAAAGGGCAACCTCTTGTAGAAGCTGCCCCTTCTGAGTGATTAGCTATTAAGCCAATTGTTCACGGTCAACAGAGGCTGCGCCCAAACGACCATCAATGTCCATCAACACAGCCCACACACGGAACACACCAGAGGTGGGAGCAGTGGTAGCAGTAGCGATCAACAGGTCGATGGTGTCAGCAGTGCCGATCACCAAAGGCTGATAAGCAGCGGCGTTTTGTGCGTAAGCACCAGCAGCAGCAGCATCACCGTCAAAGCCGTCAACAAAGTTGTCAGCTTCAACACCAGTGACACCCAAGTCATAAGTGGTGTCAGAAGATTCGCCACCAGTAACGGTGAGCACTTCGATACCAGCATTCAAGATGAGGGTGTTAGCGGGAACGTTGATGCATTGAATAACATCAGCAGCAGCCAAAGTGCCGCCAGCAGCAGAAGCAGCAGCAGCGAAGTCGATGTTCACATCAACCAAGTAGGGGACAGAACCAGCGGTACGACCAGAAGTAGCGCCGCCAGCGAGAGTGGTAACAGTTGCCATTTTAAATTTCCTTTGTGTATTTGCGAATAGGGAGAGTATTGCTACCCTCCCTTATTTCATTTAGGCTGCGTTGTACTTAGCAGTCACGATGCCTTCAGGACGAAGGATCTTGCGACCATACAGGTGCATACCACGGACGATGTCAGCGAAGCTGTCAGGGTCACGGTAGGTTTCAGTTTTGGTGATTTGCTGAGCAGTTGCCACAGCAGAGTCGTGACCAGCAACGATGATGCCGTAGTCAGTGTTTTGGTTAGCTGTACCAGAAGTACCAGCGCCGCCACCGATCTTGGGCAGGTTGTTAGACACATACACACGGAAGCCGTGCAAGTTGTTGATCACCAAACCGTTTTGCAAACCAGAGCCACCGAAGTCGCTGTTCAACAAACGGCTGTCTTCGTCCTTCAACATCTCAACGAAGATGGGGTCAACGACCAACCAACGACCTTGAGAGTCAACGAACTGTTGATCCAACAGACGGCTCATGCGTGAAATCACCATCAAAGGCGATGCAGTGGCAGTGGGCAATGCGGTTGCGCCGGGCAAACGAGGAGCCACAGGGATGGAATGCTCACCAGCAGAAGAAGTGGTGATGTTGCCGAAGCTGCCCTTCTTGAGCTTCATGCTTGACAGCAATTCGTCAGAGCCAGCGGCGCTAACGGCTTTAGTGCCAGAAGCAGAAGTACGAGCGGTGTCAGCGTTAGCATGCTTGGCAGACTGTGACCAGCCTGTCAAATAGCCCAACACGTCTTGGTCATACTGATCACGCAAGCGATATGCTGCACGGTCAGAAGCCATTTGCATGAAGTTCACATGTGAATGTGCGGCTTCGATGTCATCAATCTTGAAAGCGTAGTAGTTCGCTTGATCGACAACAAGGGTGAAGTCTTCGTCATTCAAGTCTTGTGCAGTGATTTGAGTACCACGGTTATAAGACTGAACGCTAACTTCAGGCTCCTTGATTATTTTTACACTGTCGCCCATGTTGGCGATTTCGCCAAAATAGTCGTTGTTAGTGATAGCTTCGACAGTCGAAGACTTACGGAAAGCGAGTTGTACTTGTTTGCTATAGATTACTGGTGAAAAATTACCATTGGGTAAGTTACCGTAACCCGTTGCTTTTGGAAATGCCATGTTGATTCTCCTATAGATATATAAGGCATATAATTAAATACGCTATACACAACTACAGAGGCTGATGATGGCAGGTGCTTTATATCTCTAAGTGCCCAAAGAGATATATCGGGCTGTCAAACTTTCAGGTGATTCTGATAGTTTATTGTTTTGCGTTACTAATGAACAAAAATGAATAAACTGTTCTTCAGTTGAATCCATCTTCATTACATTGATAGGAACACAGACTAGTTGAATATTACCTTCAACATAATCTTTGCTACTATCTATCCTGTCGAGGCTTACAGTATTAAGTTGGTGAGCTTCACTTGTAAGCGGCAACTTTGTATAAGCACATCGACCTTCTTGTTTCTTCCAAGCATCTTTAATATGCTCGACAGAAATAAAAACCTTTACTGTCTTACGTTTCTGGGCAGTCTTAAGAAGTTGTTCAAACTTCTGATCTAACGTAAGCCCTGTATATCGTTTTTGATTTCTAATACGAATCTTATCTTTGTTGATAGTTCGGTATTGTTTATCATATGAGAGTCGATATTCTTTGTTATCTTCTCTCCATTTTTTAATAGCAGTGTTGTTACAGGATTTACAAGAAGATTTATATCTGCTTGATTTACTACGATCAACACTAAAATCAAATAACGATTTAGTTTCTGTACAAACAGTACAGGTTTTCACTTCACTCATGTTTTTCTCCGATTAGAAATAAAGAGCTAGGCTGTGAATCGGCACAGTCAGGGGAGCTACCCTCTTCGCTCTGTATAAAGTTATAGCATTATTTTAATGCTTGTCAACCCTTATCGGGCGCTACCACTCAAATCGTACACAAATTTACCATTCTTGATAGCTTTCTGAATAGCTTCCATGTTGGCTTCATATTGTTGTGCAGTCATCTTGTCCACTTGGCTTTCATAGAAAACACCATCGATGTCTTCCCCAGCTGGTGCAGAACGACCACTACGAGTGCTGACGCTTTGAGCAGCATCACGGTTGTCACTGCGGCTTGAGCTTTTCTTTGACTTAGCCATGTCAGCCTTGTACAAGTCAATGGCTCGTGCTGCTGCAACATAGTCAGTGTCATTCTCGTACAGAGCCTGTTGAATCCACTTAGGTTGTGCATCAACCCAATCATGGAAGCTGTCATCGTCACGAATGCTGTCGAAGTCGGGATGGAGCTTCAACAGTTCCATCTCAGCTTTCTCTTTAGCACTCTGTAGCTCACGCTCGTCAAGAGACTTCAATCGCTTGTCAATCTCCTCGGCTTGCTCACGGGCTTTCTTGATTGCGATGCTCTCAACAATCTTTGCAACATCTGGGTATTGCTTTGCCCACTCAGCAAGTTCTTCTTCACTCTTTGGCAGCTTGATTTGATTCTCAGTGCTCTTCTGTAGTTGAGCCTTCAATTCATCAATCTGGCTTTGCAGTTGAGTTTGTTGCTGCTGCGAATGACGGCGAAGATCGCCATATCGCTTTTTGAAAGTACGCTCTTCGGCGCTTAAGTTGGCATCGTCAGCTGCGTTGCCTTCGTCTTTATTCTCTTCTTGTTCGCCGTTCAATAGCTTTTTAAGCTCGGCCTCTTCTTGCTCAATCTTTTCTTTGTTAGCATTACGCTTACCAAAAGCAGATACTGCCGCCATTTGCGGCTTCTGTTCAAGAACTACTTCAGTCATATTTACCTTTAAAGTTGGGGCTAGCTGTTGCCGTCAATACGGGGAGATAGGTAGCCAATGATGACGGGTATTATTAAGTACCAACCAGCCCGTCACTGGTTATGGTATTCATATTATATATTACTTTTTCTTGCGTTTAGCAAGACCACCCTTAGCCATTTGCTGTACAGGTTGTTGTTGCATTGGCTCAGGTGTTTGCACAGCAGGAGCCATAGTTTCTTTCTTGACAAAGCCCATAGGAATGTCAACAAGTGATGCGCCTTGAACCACAGGAATGTAGATCTCTTGACCAGCATCATTCACATAGGTTTCTGTTTTCTTTGGTGCAGGTGTGCCACCAATGGCAAAGGCTTGTTCGCTTTCTTCACCTTGTGCACCAGCCAATGCTGCATCCACTTCAGACTCAAAGCTTGACATGTCTTCGCCAGCGGGTGCGCCAGTGCTATGCAGGGCTTCTGGATTCTCGACTTCTTGAGCATTACCCATCTGACCAATCTCTTCCATCTTAGCCAAACCTTGCTTAGCTTCGTCACGCATTGCCATCAGCTTTTGCAAGCCAAAGTAACGAACAACATCAGCTGGGAAAACAAATTCACCTTCGCTCAGCTTAGCATCAATGTCATCCCTCACCTCTTCTTGCATAGCACCGGGAGGAACTTTGTTACCACTTACTGGGTCAACAGTGCCACCCTCTTGCATGACACCACCATCAGCTAAAATTTTATCCATTTGTTGCATCTATTTCATCCTTGAGTTTCTTCAGCTGACGCAGCTTTATCACTGCACCTTGTGCTTGAAATACATCTTTTAAATCACTAGCCTGTTCAAGCTTTCGTTGTTCAATCTCGATGTGATAATCAATCATGTCGCAGAAAGCTTGCCATTGATAATTGTTTCCAGCAAGCGGCTTAAGCTTGGGGAGGAACGGCTTGAGGTTGTTCATTACCACTAAATCCTTGCATACCCGGTGTAGGAGGTGCACCAACGCCAATGTTGCCACCACCACCACCTGTCATATCTGCAACTCCCGGAGGTCCAGCAACGCCTTGTGCTGGAGGTTGTTCACCAGCAGCAGGAGGTGGAGCAGACTGTTGCAACATCAACGCTTGACGCATTGCTTCGTCCATATTGTTAGTGACCTTGTCGGGATCAAGATCCATGCTCTTAGCAATCTCTCTAACAATATATGGCATTTTAGCAAATGGCATCAGGGTTGGGTTAGAAACAATCTGCAAGAATTGCATCAGACGCTGGCTTCGGACTTCGTTAGCCATCAAGCTTTCTGTACCACGAGCATTGACTTCTAAGTCACCACGGATGGATGGGTCAAAGTCAAACTGCATGTTGAAGTTGAAAAAGGCTCGACCAATAGGACCAAGCAGATAATCGTCAACGTTTTTAATCACTGTCTTGGCAGAGCCGCTGGCAGCATTCATCAACATGCTGATGCCTGATGCGGTACGACCAACACCAGACACACCAGTTTGACCATGCGCAAACGAAGCCAAGCCTGTAGACTCATCGGCAAGCTGACGAGCTTTATCAAACAGCTGCAAGTTTTGTTGAGACACATTGGGAAACTGTGTACCAAACAAAGCTTGACCGGGTGCACCGCCTTGTCTGCGGAACACTTTGCCGGGATAGACAGACAGGTCTTGACCGGGAACAAGGTTGGTTTCATCAACCTCAAACACAAGGTTGCCAGAAAGAACCGCATTGTCTACCGCCATACGCATGAAACCATTCATAAGGGTTTGGGTATCGTCCATGTTTTCGGCGACACCGACACCTGCTAGAGAGTAGGGGTTCAGTTCATATGGGACAGCATAATACGGAATCTTTGCTGGCTTAAACGGATTGAGAACGAGGCGCAATATCTTCCCATTGCAAAACCAGATATTGGCTTGAAGTTCACCTGCGTCCTCAAACTCTTTAGGGATGATGATGTCGTTTTCTTTGAGCATGTCGATGTCAACATTGCCCCAATATTCCAACACCTCAAAACGCTGAACACCAAAGTTTGGTGTGTAGTCTTTGAGATCATCTTCCCAATACTTCTTAACATAGCCTTCGCCCTGAGCAATCACTTCATCAATGATGTTAGATCTGAAGAAGGGACGCTTCTTCAAAGCTCGCATTTGAGTCTTGCTTAGCTTGTGACGCTCAATGATGTATTGGCATTCCTCTGTGTTGTTAGCATCAGGATCCCAATAGAAGTTCCAAATAGAAACATGGCTAGCATCAGGTACAGTTTTGATGGTGGGATTGTATTTACCTTCGTTGTCCCAATCTGGATATTCCTTGTTGGTTGCGAATGGACCCTTCATCACACCAGTGCCAAACAGCGCCATCTCAAAAGCTGTTGAACGCAGATGCTTAGTTGCACCTGTCTCTTCCAGCTGATCGTGAATCTTCTTCTCCATCTTCTTAGCAGCCACCATAGCTGGGCTGAATGTCAAAGATGTTGGTGTTTGTCCTGCACCTTCTTTGAGATTGGGAGT